CTATTGAAGCAATTGAAAAAGCAGTAGAAGAAGCTAAAGAACAAGGCAAGTCAAAATGGAATGGCAAAGTACCTAATAATTTAAAAACGCCATTACGTGACGGGGATATTGATCGTGAAGATGACCCTAACTATGAGAATGCGTATTTTATTAATGCAACAAGCCAAACACAACCTGGAATTATTGACCAAAATAAAATTCGCTTAACAGAACCTGGAACTGTTGTGAGTGGGGATTACATTAGAGCTTCTGTTAATTTCTACGGCTATAATGCGAATGGAAATAAAGGTATCGCAGCAGGTTTAAATAACATTCAATTAGTTGAAAAAGGCGAGCCTTTAAGTGGAGCAAGTAATGCTGAAGATGATTGTGATGAATTAGACTTAGATTACGACTTACTATAAGTGAATAAGCGGGGTACTTGCCCCGCTATTATTATAACTAAAATGAGGTGCAACGAATGGAAAGAGTGTTATCTGTGGACATTGAAACATATAGTAGCGCCGACATCCGTACTACAGGTGCCTATAAATACGCTGAAGCTGATGATTTCGAAATAATCATCATTGCTTATTCGCTAGATGGAAGTCCAGTTAAAGCAATTGATATGTACGATATAGACGTAGCTCTTTATCAAGAATTTGAATTGGCATTGAGAGATAGTGATGTTAAGAAATACGCTTTTAATGCCAACTTCGAAAGAACTTGTTTAGCTAAACATTTCAAAACAGAAATGCCTCCGAATGAATGGGTTTGTACTATGGTTAACGCTACAAGAATAGGTCTTCCTGCATCTCTTGATAAAGTCGGTGAAGTGCTTAACTTGCAAGACCAAAAAGATAAATCAGGTAAGAATTTAATTAACTACTTTAGTAAGCCTTGTAAACCAACTAAAACTAACGGTGGGCGTATTCGTAACTTACCCGAGCATGATGAAGAAAAGTGGCAAATGTTTATTGATTATTGTATTCGAGATGTAGAAGTTGAAATGAATGTCGCATATAAAATAAAAGATTTTTATGTACCAACAATTGAGCAACGTTTTTGGACAATAGACCAAAATATCAATGATAGAGGCATTCGACTTGCTGAAGATTTGATGGATGGCGCAAACGAGTTAGACAAAATAAGTAAATCTGAACTGTTAAAACAAGCAACTTTACTAACTGGGCTAGAAAATCCAAACAGTCCGACACAGTTATTAGCTTGGTTTAATGATGAGCAAGGTATCGATATTCCAAACTTACAAAAGAAAACAGTACAAGAATATGTGGCTAAGACAACAGGTAAAGCGAAACAGATGCTAGAGATTAGGCTTCAAATGTCCAAAACCAGTGTTAAGAAATACAACAAAATGCACGACATGATGTGTAGAGATAAAAGAGTTAGAGGTTTATTCCAATTCTACGGTGCAGGCACAGGAAGATGGGCAGGACGTGGCGTACAACTTCAGAACTTAACTAAACATTATATCAGTGATGAAGAACTAGATATCGCTAGAGAACTTATCAAGCAACAAGATTTTGACGGTTTAGATCTGATTCTAGATGTACACCCACAAGATTTACTAAGTCAATTAGTTAGAACAACATTCACTGCAGAAGAGGGATTTGAGTTAGCTGTTAGTGACTTCTCTGCTATAGAAGCAAGAGTGATTGCATGGTATGCAGGAGAGCAATGGCGCTTAGATGTATTTAACACACACGGTAAAATCTACGAAGCTTCAGCTGCACAAATGTTCAATGTACCTGTGGAATCTATTACCAAAGGAGACCCACTTAGACAAAAAGGTAAAGTTGCAGAATTAGCACTTGGTTATCAAGGCGGTCCAGGTGCATTGAAATCAATGGGCGCACTTGAGATGGGTTTAGATGAAGATGAATTGAAGCCTTTGGTAGACAGTTGGAGAGCTGCAAATCCTAATATTGTTAATTTCTGGAAAGGTTGTCAAGATGCGGCAATTAAAACAGTTAAGACAAGAACAGAGCATCACACACATGGTCTTAGATTCTACATCAAGAAAGGATTTCTAATGATAGAGCTACCAAGCGGACGATCACTTGCTTATCCAAAAGCTAAAGTTGCTCAGAATAGTTGGGGTAGCGATGTAATTGAGTTTAGAGGATTAGATTTAAATCGTAGATGGTCGGTACAGAAAACTTATGGAGGTAAGTTAGTCGAGAATATTGTACAAGCAACTGCTAGAGATTTACTAGCTTTATCATTACTTAGAATAGAAGATGCAGGGTTTAAAATTGTTGGACACGTACATGATGAAGTGATTATAGAAATACCAAAAGGTTCAAATGGTTTAGAACAAATAGAAATTATTATGAGTCAACCGGTGTCATGGGCAAAAGGCTTAACACTGAATAGTGATGGCTTTACTTCGCCATTTTATATGAAAGATTAGAAGGTGATCTAACGTGAGAGAAGAAACGTTGAAGATTAAATACACGATTGAGTATGAGAAAACAGTAATCTTCCCAGCAGATGTGAACGAAGAAAATAGCGTAATAGAAGAAAGAATTGATAGAGATATGGATAGAGATATTAACGAGTACACTGATTCAAAAATTAGAGACTACAGTGGCGTAAAGATTATAGATAGAGGATTTTAGGAGGATGCAGAATGAAAACAATTAGAATACACGATGCAATATATGAAATTGAAGGTGAGAATCATGAAATGATGGAAGAACTTAACATCACTAACCAGATGATACGTGATAGATTACTGAAAAATTGGACGTTAGAAGAAGCTTGCCAAGTACCAAAAGGAATTAATCGGCAAGATTTAGTATACATCAACTATGCCAAACAATATGAAGAAGATAATGAAGAAGCAAAACAAAACTATCATGACGAAAAGCAAAGAGAAGAACGACCTTGGTTGTACGACGGTACACCACAGAACCACGACAGAGGTAAGTGGTGCGAGTATTTAATGAACACGAGTACCTTTCCTAAGGCGGTGCGTTAGATGAAGATAAGAGACTTGAATATAAATGATTACGTTATTGTGTATGACTTAGGTAAGAGTGAGTATAGCGAAGGAATGACGGTAGTGGGGAAAGTAAAAGAACTTGAGTATAAAGATATAGATGAGAACGAAGCGACAATCGAATCAGTACCTTTTAATGAATACACAATCACTGATGATAACTACTTTGATTTGTGGAGTAATTATATAGAGAGTAAGACGGAGAGTATTAACACGACTGTAAAATGGAATGATAATGGGAACTTAGAAGTTAAGGACAAATACGAAGTCAAAGTTCCAGACGATATTTTAAATGATACTTCGAATTTTATTGGATATATAAAAGATGAAATTAAAACTCATAGATCCAACGACTTACAACAACGTAAGCGTAAAGATAACGTAAATAGTCCATCACATTATAACTACGGTGATATAGAAGTGATAGATTTCATTGAGCAGGTCACACAACACTACAATCCTAACGTAGCTTATCACATTGGAAATGCAATTAAATATTTAGCACGTAGTCCACACAAGAATGGTAAAGAAGATGTGGACAAAGCTAGATGGTATATCGAAAGCGCGTTTGAGAATTGGGCACGTAGTCCACACAAGAATTGTAAAGAAGATGTTGACAAAGCTAGATGGTATATCGAAAGAGCGTTTGAGAATTGGGATGTGAAGTAGATGACAGACATACTAACAAAAATCAATAACCTATTAGGTATTAAGGAAAGTTACAAAGCTCCTGATAAATTGATGGAAATATTATATATGGATAAGTCAGAACGTGATAAGTACTTCATGAACTTTTTAGAGGCATTTGATAAAGATGTGACTTATGATTGGTTCCACGATTACTTCCAAGACGAACATGCAGACAGAAAGAATCAAAAGCAAGACTTCACACCACAATCAGTTAGTAGGTTATTAAGTGAAATGGTCGGAACAGAAGGTAACACTTATTATGAACCAGCAGCAGGTACAGGTGGAATATTAATTGAAAGATGGAACCACGACAGAATGAAGCACAGTCCATTTGATTATGAGCCTAGAGATTATTACTATACTGCAGAAGAATTGTCAGACAGAGCAATACAGTTTCTGTTATTTAATATGTTAATTAGAGGTATGAATGGAAACGTTGTTCAATGTGATGTATTAACTAGAGAAGCAACTGGTGCTTTCTTCATACAAAATGATGCGAATGATTTTATGGGTTTCTCAAGTTTAAACCTACTACCTTATAACGAAGATACGGAAACAGAATTGAGCATAAAATTTGTGGACGAGAAATACAAACCGATTAAGCAAACGGAGAAAATACCTGAATGGTTGCTTGCCGATATTGAGATAGCAGAGTTACAGTCATGATACTTTCTGACACTATCAAAACTAAATACAAACTTGATACTAAAGGCAGAAACACTGTCGAAATGGCAAAGCTACTAAAATATTGTGGAGTTAAAGGATTTTTGATATCCGTAAATGCACACAGTATTGTCATGGCAGTGTTGCCAGAAGATAAGGAACATAACAGGAAAGTGTTAAATAAATTGAAAGGGCTGGTAGAGTAGATGGAAAATTTGAAATTTAGAGCGTGGGATAAAGAAGATAATAGAATGAAAGAAGTTTTTAATTTAGATTTTCATAGATATACCGCAATAGTTGGATTTAGATTATCAGAACCTAAGTCTTTTCTTGGAAATGATCCTTTAATTATTATGCAATCCACAGGACTTAAAGACAAGCATGGTGTGGATATATTTGAGGGAGATATTGTGAATGTTCATGATTTTATTAATGTTGGTGGGATTGAAGGTTACGAAGAAGGCGAAAGAGAAATGATTGGCATTGTTAAGTATGGGTGCATATTTAACAGTCCAATTCCCGAGTGGTATTTAGAAAATAGCGATGACTATATTCCGTTTAGTTATATAGATTTACACGATGAAAGCTTTGAAGTTCTAGGTAATAAATTTGAGCATAAGGAGTTATTAGAATATGACAGTGAATAATCAAAAACCTATTAAATTTAATAATGTAGCTAATTGTATTGTTGATTATGAAGAACTAGAAAAAGCAATTCTATGGTTTCAGAGTAAACCAACATTGAGCAAAAAGAAAATATATATGCATGGTTGTTATCCGTGCGTATCAATACATGATAAAAAATATCATGTTCATAGATTGTTAATGATGTATTGGTTAGATAGAAAATTAGAAACTAATGAGCATGTTCATCATATAAACGAAAATAAATTAGATTCTTCAAAAAACAATTTAGAGGTGCTAGATAGTTTTACTCATTTATCTAACCATTTAACTGGAAGAGAATTTACAGAAAAACACAAGGAAGGTATTTCTAAAGCAAATAAGAATAGGAAAGGTATTAAATATAAGAGGAAATACAACATTGATTTGAAAGAGTTAAAGTCACATTTAGACAATGGACTAAATATAAGTCAGATATCAAGAATATATGGTTGTGACCGTAGCGTTATTAGACAAAGAATTTACGAACACCCACATTTAATAAAGGAATGATGGAGAGTGAATAAATATAGAGCGTGGCTGATGTCTGATAAAAGGTTTATTTATGGAAGTTTAGCGTTGGTTAATAACTTGAAATATTTACTAAAGGAGTGATGGCGAGTGAGAATAGAATATAAAGGCGATAGAGTATCGATGTCTAAAAATGAATATGGACAAGTAATGAACGAGTTTAATCAATACAAACAAGCATATCAACACTGTGTAGATGATTTAATCGTCTTGCGTGCGAATAATAAACGGTTGGAACGGGTGAATAATAAACTTAAACAATCGGTTAGTGAATATAAAGATTACGCAGAAAGTCATGTAGCTAACTATTTAGAATTCAGAGCACTAGAAGAAGAAAACAAAGTATTACGTTTACAAGAAAAAACTT